CAGCTTGGGGATGGGGGCAGGTGGAAGGAAATCCATAACCTCAACCTGGATAAGATAAGCAACCCAAATAAAATTAATACCGGCCAGGTATTGACAATGCCATAAGGAGGTGGGTCCATGAATGTACATGTCTATATACAGAATGGCCAGGCGGTCTATGAGCCGGTGGTGGAGGGGAGTGTCACCTGGGATACCGCACGTAAGGGGCAGCCGGGGAAATGTTCCTTCACTGTCATCCCGGACGGGAAGCTGGAGATTGAGGAAGGAAATGCCGTCCGGCTGGATGTGAACGGGAAACCGGTATTCTTTGGATTCATCTTTGAGCGGAACTGGAGCAGTGATGGGGAAGTCAAGGTCACGGCCTATGACCAGCTCCGGTACCTTAAGAACAAGGACAGCTACAGCTATGAGGATAGGACGGCAGGAGAGGTAATCCAGATGATAGCCGGGGATTTCAACCTACGGACGGGCGTGCTTGACGATACGGGGTATAAGATACCATACCGGAATGAGCCGGACACCACCCTGTTTGACATCATCCTGAATGCCCTGGACCTGACCATGATGGCCACAGGTAAAATGTATGTCCTTTATGACGATGTCGGTAAGCTGGCACTGAGGAATGTAGAGGACATGAAACTGGACATCATGATAGATGACGGCACGGCCCAGGATTATGACTTCACAATCAGCATTGATAAGGATACCTATAACCAGATTAAGCTTTACCGCGACAATGATGATACCAAGAAACGGGATGTCTTCATGACCAGGCACACGGAGAACATCAATAAATGGGGTGTGCTGCAGATGAGCGAGTCACTGGATAAGGGGGTGGACGGGCAGAAAATAGCGGAGACGTACCTGGGGCTGTATAACCGTCCCACCAGGAGCCTGTCCGTCAAGGGGGCATTTGGGGACATCAAGGTGCGTGCAGGATGCCTCATCCCCGTGTTCCTGGACGTGAAGGACATGCAGCTGAAGAACTATCTCCTGGTGGAGTCCGTCACGCATAAGATTGATGAAGGAATACATACAATGGACCTGGCATTGAGAGGAGCTGGTATCAATGGATAATGTGTGGATTGAGAATATGCGGCAGATTTCCATGCAGGCCGTGGAGGCCGGAAGGCCGTGTGACGTGATGCAGGGGACCGTTGTATCCGCAACACCCCTGGCGGTACAGATTGACCAGAAGACCACGGTCACTGGAAACCAGCTTCTGGTGCCGCAATATCTGACGGACCATGCGCAGCAGATGTCCATCCCCGGTGTGGGTATTGTTTCCGCTGCCATTAAGAATGCCTTGAAAGCGGGCGATACGGTAATCCTGGTGCAGAAGCGTGGTGCCCAACAGTATCTTGTGGTGGACCGGTATTAATAAGGAGGTGTTTAAGATGCTGCCGAAGACGGGAGACATCCTGGAGTCTGATTTTGAGGTACAGGAGATTCCATCAAAGGCATTCCGGATGAATGATGACACATTGTCCGGTTATGTGGATGGAAGGGATGCGGTGCAGCAGGCCGTACACTGCATCCTCAACACGGAGAGGTATGATTGGCTTATATACGACTGGAATTATGGTGTGGAACTGAGGGGACTGTTCGGGAAACCCATGGGTCTGGTCAAATCAAAAATAAAGAAGCGTATAAAGGAGGCATTGATGCAGGATGACCGGATACAGGGGGTTGATGCGTTTTCCTTTGAGGGTTCCGGCCGGAAACTTTCCGTGACGTTTACGGTCCATACCCGGTACGGTGATATTGGTGCAACCAAGGAGGTGGATGTGTGATGTATGAAGATACTACATATGAGGTCATCCTTGACAGGATGCTCCGGAGGGCAAAGGATTATAGCCCGGGGATGGATACAAGGCAGAGTTCCCCCATATATACGGCCCTTGCACCTACTGCGGTGGAACTGCAGAATGCGTACATAGGGCTTGACTGGACCCTTGACCAGGTGTTCGCCGGCACAGCAACCCGCGAGTACCTAATCAGGCGTTGCGCGGAATGGGATATGACCCCACATCCGGCAACCAAGGCTGTCTTGAAAGGTGAATTTAACATTGATATCGAGATAGGTTCCCGGTTCTCCCTGGGGACCTTAAATTATGTCGCCATAGACCGTATGGAGGAAGGTATTTACCGCATGGAATGCGAGACGGCAGGCTCTGCCGGGAACCGGGAGCTGGGAACCTTGGTCCCCATTGATTACATCCAGGGACTCACGAGGGCGGAACTGACAGGAATCATCATGGACGGGAGCGATGAGGAACCCACGGAGGCCCTGCTGGAGCGGTACCTGACAAAGGTACAGAAGCCTTCCACCAGTGGCAACCGGTATGATTATTACAACTGGGCCATGGAGTGTGAGGGCGTAGGGGCTGCCAAGGTCTTCCCGCTGTCCAGCGGACCGGGGACGGTCAAGGTCATCATAGCGGATGCCAACATGTCCGCCGCCGGTACCGGCCTGTTGGAGATGGTACGGGGGCATATCGAGGAGTTGCGCCCCATCGGCGCGGATGTCACGGTGGCATCTGTGGTGGAGAAGGCTGTCAATGTATCGGCTGGAATCAAGCTGCAGGCAGGCATGAACCTGGGGGTCGTCCAGAATGCATTCCAGGCAAAGTTGACAGGCTACCTGCACAATGAGGCCCTGGACCTGTCCTATGTGAGCCTGGCCAGGGTAGGGAACCTGCTGCTGGGGACTGAGGGCGTGGAGGATTATTCCAACCTGCTGCTTAACGGCGTATCCGGCAACGTGGCCCTGATGGAGGATGAGATTGCGGTGGCCGGTACGGTCACACTGGAGGTGGGCTGATGCAGGTAAACGTTTTTTATGAGAAATTGAATAAGGTTGATGGGAACATCTATGTCGTGGAGGAGGAAATCCATCTTACCAATGGCGTGTATGAGGCGGAGCTGCAGCATGACAACATCAACGAGGCTACCTTCGCTGTGTTCACCGGCCCGAAGCTGACAGGGGAGCGCCTGGAAACATATACCCTGTCAACGCCCAGCCTGGCGCCCTGGAAACGGATAGTCCGGGTGTATGCGGATGCGCCGGTGGTCTACATCAGCTATGAGACTGACGGGGATACCGTTGAGGGGGACGACATCAACCGGGTGCAGGAATCCATCGTTGCAACACAGGAGGCGCTGAATGCGGAGGAAACCAGGGCCCTGGGGGCAGAGAAGAAATTAACAGATGACCTGCAGGCAGAAACCAACCGCGCCACGCAGGAGGAGGACCGTCTGGATGGCCGGGTTGATACGGAGGCCAGACGGGCGGAAGAAGCGGAACAGGGGCTGAAGGTTGACCTGGCGGCCGAGGTGACGCGGGCAAAGGCAGCGGAGAAAGTAAATAGCGATGCAGTCACAGCGGAGAAATCCAGGGCCACGGCTGCAGAGGATGCCATACGGGCTACCATCAATACCAATAAGCCCAGTTGGGATGATAAATACACCCGTAACGAGGTGGACAATAAGTTCTCCGCCCTGGAGACAGCCATCGACTGGAAAGAGGCGGTTGATACCTATGCAGACCTTGCAGCAACGTATCCTCACCCCGATGATGGATGGACGGTAAATGTCAAGGACACGGATTACACATACCGTTGGGATGGCACTGCCTGGATTGCCATATCTGCCAATGCAATCCCCAAGGCGACCCAGAGTGTGGATGGGCTGCTCAGCAAGGAGGATAAGACCCATTATGATGACGCATACAATAAGCGTCATTCCCATGGCAACAAATCCACCCTGGATAAGCTGACGGAAACACTGCTGGCCAATTGGTCGGATGCCTATACCCACATCAGTAATAAAAGTAATCCACATGGGGTGACAAAGTCACAGGTGGGGCTGGGGAGCGTGCCCAATGTGGCGACCAATGACCAGGTACCGACCTATACGCAGGCGACCACACTGGCCAATCTGACCAGCGGAGATAAACTGGGTGCGGCCATGGGGAAGATTGCAAAGGCCATAGCGGATTTCATCACCCATAAAGCCGATACGGTCCAGCATATCACGGCAACGGAACGGGCGAACTGGAACGATGCCGATACCAAGAAGCATGCCCACAGCAATAAGGGCGTGATTGACAAGCTGACCCAGGCCATGCTGGATAAGCTGGCGGGGATTGCATCAGGGGCTGAGGTCAACGTACAGCCAGACTGGGATGTGACGGATACCGGCTCCGATGCCTATATCAGGAACAAACCGTCCTCCATGCCCGCATCGGATGTCCCAGCCTGGGCAAAGGCATCTGCAAAGCCTGCATATGCCTGGACAGAGATAGGCAGTAAGCCATCAACCTTCCCGCCATCCTCCCATAGCCATACCAAGAGCCAGATTACGGACATGCCCACGAAGCTGTCACAGTTCACGAACGATTCCGGCTATCTGACTGCTGCGGATGTGGACACCAGCCAGGAGCACACACATGCGAATAAGACGGTACTGGACAAAATCACCCAGGCCATGTTAGATAAGCTGGCGGGGATTGCGGAGGGGGCCAATAAGTATGTGCACCCCACTACGGCAGGGAATAAGCATGTCCCATCCGGCGGGTCCAGCGGGCAGATACTACGATGGAGTGCTGATGGGACTGCGGCGTGGGGGGCGGATGACAATACCACATATGCCGTATTCAAGGCAGCCACCTCAAGCGCCGCTGGCGGGACTGGTCTGGTCCCGGCCCCAGCAGCAGGGGCGCAGACAAAATATTTAAGGGCGGATGGGACCTGGCAGACACCGCCTGATACGAAATATAGCCATCCAAGCAGCGGGGTGACAGCCGGAACCTACCGGAGTGTCACGGTCAATGCGCAGGGCCATGTGACGGCCGGCAGTAATCCGGCGCTGACATGGAATGACCTGAAGGGGGTGTAAGGCATGTATGGGAAGACATTATATGGCCGCAGCCAGTACGCCCAGGAGGGCTCAGGCAGTACTGTCCCGGAGGAGTATTTTGTGGACCTGGCGCGGTATGCACCGCCATTCCTGGCAGAGCTCCGGGAGATGGCGGAGATATACCGGACACAGGGCTATGAGGTAGGGCAGCTACAACATGACCTGGAGGACCTGATTGACCAATGCTATATCGTGACGGCCACCTGGGGGCTGTCCAGGTGGGAGCAGATGCTGGGTGTGGCCACGAACATGTCCCTGACCTATGAGCAGCGCCGGGAAATACTCATGGCAAAACTCCGGGGCCAGGGGACCACAACCCGGAAGATGATAGAGGATACGGCCGTGGCCTTTTCGGGCGGGGAGGTAAAGGTGATTGAGGATAACCCCAATCACTTTTTTATTATCCAGTTTATCGGCATCAAAGGGATCCCCCGGAACATGCAGGCATTTGTCTCCATGTTGGAGGACATAAAGCCAGCGCATCTGGCCTACCGGTTTGAGTACCGATACACCACATGGAACGAACTGAAACCATATATATGGAACCGTCTTGGGGACATGACCTGGGATGACGTAAGGACATTAAAGGAGGCATAGGATATGCAGTTAACACCTAATTATAATCTAAAAAAGCCGGAAGGTACGGATCCGGTTGATATACAGGATTTCAATGACAACGCAGATGTGGTAGACGCAGCGCTGAAAAAGAAGGCGGAATCCTCCGGTGGGGATATATCTGAGATGACGGTAAAGACGCTGGATAACATAACCACAGATTTCCCGGTCCCGGTGGCCGGTGAGAAGCCGAAGACATTCCTGGGGAAGGTCAAGAAATTTTTTGAGGATACCAAGAACTGGATGACGGGGGTCTGCCTGATTGGCAGCATAGTCAACAACTGTGTGACGGATAATGCCAAACTGCCCCTTTCGGCGG